AATCGGAGTTTTGGTTGCCTGTTCTACATATTTCTGAATCTCTGTTGCGAACGACGCCTTATTAGATGTGTCTACATGTAATGATACTTTTGCTCCAAAAGCCATAGTGATCACCACCCTTATTTATACCGTGTAGGTATTTAATAAAATTCCCTTTTTATTCCTCTATTGATTGCATCTGAAACTCTGCTACCAACCCTGCCACTTGCTGTCATTATTTCTTTTTGAGCCAAATTAACAGCAGGGCGGGGAAAACCTTTGCGCCAGATACCTCTAGCCTTTTTTCTTTTTGTTCCTAACATTTTTAAAAAGGAACCGGGCTCCTCTGGCACAAACGTATATCCTTTAACAACAGGCGTATTTGGAGTTTCAATGCTCGTAATAATAATCTCGTTTGGCTGTTCTGATATACATACCAACTCGTCTAACAACGAGAATCTTCTTTGGTAGGTTGTATGATTCACCCAACCGTTTGGAATAGGTTGGTGTGCGTCATATATATCCTTTTTTATATGTTCACGAAGAATTTTTTCAACTTCTTCAGCAACTTCGTTTTTTAAAATGCGCTCTATTGCTCGGTTAGCGCCGGATATTAACTGTTCCCAGTTGACATAGTAAGAATTTGCCAAATTTCATCACTTCTCCAATACAATGGTATCCTGCTTGTCAGATGCATCACCGTAAGCAGTAGTATTATTTTTGTTTTTCAAGCTAAGATAAGATACTACATCTGCTAGTGCATCTGGGTCTATGCTTGATAACATACCTTCGTCAGCCTTAGTCATATCGTTAAACGAATCAATCATTTCGTTGACTTTAGAAGACATAGTTGACAGCATAATATTTGTCATATACGATATTTTCTTATCGATAGCATCGATTATTGCTTTATATTGACTATAGTTAATATATTGTAAAATCTGATCATAAGCAGAAGTTCCATAAACCAAAGTGTACTGATCTTTAGCACTTGTTGGTAACTTTAAATTTGAATAATAACTTAATACACCAACTCTGATTGCGAAATCATATACTTCCGGTATGTATTCTAAGCTAACCCCATCAACACATGAGTCAACAACTTCAGAAACAAACGACATCGCTTCGTTTAAAGAAATTGTTTTCTCTACATTAAACGCAACGTCTGTTGTTCCGTCTAAAATTAACTCTACGGTATTATTTCTGTTCAAAGCCTTCTCAAATTGATTGATTGACACTCTTTTTGTTTTATTATTCATAACATTCTCCTTTTAATTCTTAACTGGCGTGTATTTACAACATACTACACCATTGATTTCACGTTGAATTTTACCAAGCTTCGCTTGTTTTAATAAACTACAGTTTCGCTTATACCTAGTACACCCGATGCAATTATCTTCAAATTCAGATAATTGTGATGCATTTTTAAATACACCTATGTAGTCTGTTTTTTTTATTTCGATTTCAACTCTTGGTTTTTCAGAATCATAAAATATACCATGTACTCTTTCGCAAACAACATTATCATCTTCCCATATACATTTTGTATTTGTGATAGCGTCAAGCATACATTTAAAATAATTATTGCAATCCATATTTGTTTTAGGGAAATAAAACACACAATCAAAGTAAAAATGTTGATTTTTGCTAACAGGAATATCCCATCCTTGTTTTTTAACTTCGCTTTTTACATATCTTTCAAAGTCGGATTGATAATTTTTAGCACTTTTTGTTTTATAACTCATAGCCATTGGCTTTCCGTTTTGCATAATAGTTCTATATGCGAGATAATGGTTAACGCTTGGTGGAATTTCTGATGTTAATTTTAAAACTTTAATTATATATCACCGTCCTATAAAAGAAAGGGGAGTAGAACATATACTACTCTGTTCTTACCCCCCTAATGATAAATAACTACTCTCCGAATAGATCTAGTGATTCTTCGTCTTCTTCGTCATCTTCCTCATCTTCGTCTTCATAATCATCAATTATATCCACTTCATCATAAATATCCTCGTTGGAAGCATGATGAATATGAATGGTATCAGTAACAGAATCGATGTTTCGAGACTCACGAATCCTCTCTATGTATTCTTTATAACATTCTGTAGAGCAAGCAATAGCTTTCCATTTATTGGCGACTCCTATAGCAGATTTGCACCCTTCATAATGCTTCCCGCATACTCTACAAACAAGTTTCTTATTACTCATAATTAATACCAATTATTCTGCGAATACGGTATAAGTCCACAGAGAGCCGTTGGAGCCGCAAGTTCCTGCTAAGGACTCTGCTTCAAATGCATGAACAGTCTGGTTATCACCCATATCGATATCATAGTTGCCGCTGAAATCAGCTTTCGGGATATAGAATTGGATGCGGTATACGTTGTTACATTCGTCTTCACCAAACGCATCTATGTATAAAGCGCATTTTTCAGAATAAACGTCAGATACGTTATCCAGAACATCACCTTTTACATTTCTGGTATAGTACACAACAATTTCAGTACCATCGTCATATTTGCCTTCTTCAAAGGAAATTTCTTTGCTCTCAGGATTATATGCAAATTTCTTATCTGCTGCAGCGGCATCCTGAGTTAATAACTCTCCGAGAGTACCGTCGGTATTTTTGATGTACAATTCGGAGATTTCATCGCCTTCGGTGCCGATTGCTTCATATAAAGTGGTAGCTTTGTTTCCTGTAATAGTCAGATAATCAACCCATTTAACGGGAGCATCTTCCATTCTTTTGAATTCGCTACCTGTCTGAACTTCCAGTAATCCGCCGGATACAAGACCGTTGGTACCGGAAACAACAACGCCTTTATTTTTCTTTAAAGAATTTAATTTTCTACCGCCTTTACCGGTGATATCTTGTTTTTCCTGAGTGTTTGCGATTTTTGCATTCTGCAACTCATCCAGGGTAAAGCGATAAGCACCTGTAGTAATATTAAACGCGGTAATAGTTTCCAAACTAGTAATAGTAATATCGTTAGGTTTCATATATTTTCCTCCTATTTTTTATTTGAATTTGCCATCCAGATTAATTCTTGATGGTCTATCTCTTTCGTATTTACTGTACCAGCATATATGCCAATCATTAGGTTGTCATAGCTTATTTTTTTGTTGGTTTGACGTAGGCTTGAGTATAGCTGGTAAATATTAATGTCTAACACAGACTTATAGTCATAAGGGAATTCTGGAGTATTAACAAGAGATATAATAACATCCTCTATCTGAGAATGAAATTGATCACGTCTTCTTCTGTTTTGCTTCTTACGTGCTCTTTCAATCATAAACTTCTTAGCTTCTTCGTTAGCAGGCTTTTTATCTTGCTTGTCCAACTGAAGTAGCTTTCTCAAAAAAATGCATATTTTTTTATAAATCTCTTTATCTATGATAGCATTTGTCTTCTCATTGTATAATACAACCATACCGTTCTGTGGATTTACTATTCTGTGAAAGTCTTCGATGTTAATGTTGTTAAAAATCAAAGATAGATCTTTATTCTTTAACTCTTCGAATAAGCTTAAAAATATATCCCAATCGGTAACAGTCGTGAAGTCTATCCCGATATCATCTAACTGTACCATCATATCATACGGTGTAGCTATAATAGCAGACACAAGAGAAAAATACTCTTCTTCATTATGTACAATCTCTCTTACGGTAGGAATTTGGATTGTGATATATTTGTTTATTTCATACGAGCTCTTGTACAATAAACTACTTATCATATTTTACTACTCCCATACTATCTGTATTTACGACTTGATGGGGGGTGTTTTGAGCCTAAATTATTAAAATCTTTTGCATAATACACAGACGCTCTTCCCTGGTAGTCTGTGATCGGAGAAAATCTAGAAACAGATTTTAAGTTGAGCTCTCCGAGACCATAATATCGACTGCCGTTTAATATCTTTGAAAGTTCGGACGTTATCTTGTCGATCCTAACTCCACCTTCTAGCAATCTTAGTTTGCTTTTATGCGTAAAAACCCATATGTACACCACTGGTATGTAAAATGTTTTATTTACAACATCAGCAATATCAACATCGAAACAAATAAATGTTTGTCCATCATCTACAGTTTCAGGCACGAATTCATAAGGGAATACTCTTGAGTATGGTAGACTCTTATTTGGAACAGGGCTGTTTTCGTTATCGGTAATTAATTTAACAATTTCTGCATTACTACAGATATCTTCCATCAACTTGTTTTTGTAATCAAAAAGCTCATTTAGTTCCACTAAATCCACCTGCCTTCCTCTGTTGCGTCTTTTTTATTTGTTGCACTTTCGATGATTTCTTCTAATGTTTTATCTTTGTCTTTATGACCGTTATCATGATTTGGTTTACTCCAATTAAAGAAGTCTGCTATACGAAGTTCAATATTATCGTCATCCGTTAGGTTAACTTCGTTAAGGATAAAACGAAATACACCATTTCCGTTATACACATTGTATAACTTGTTAGGTTTCGTAATTTGGTATGCCAAAACACGGTCTGAATCTAAATCGTCAACTAAAAACCGTTTACCTCTATTTAATTTATTGGTATCTTCATCTTTAGCCAATGTAATAGCGATTCTAGCATCACCAATCGACATTAAATCGGACGATTTCTCTCCAATTAAGTATTTTGTTCCGTCTTCAACAACACACCATTTCTCAATCACTTTTCCGCTGTCATCAATCCATTTTAAAAGATAATTGCATCGATGCATTCTACCTTCGGTGTATACCTCGTTGTTTGGATTGATTTCTGTGATTAGCCAATGCGAGCTGGCAAACTCTACGATACCACCATGAGCAATATCCTCTCCGGGTAAAGAGAATATTTTTTTTACAGCCATATCTTCTGTAGTATCGGTAATAGTCAATCCTTGTGAAACTCCGTTGATCATAACACTATAAAACGATAAAGAGTCTTTGACCTTGCGTGCAATATACTCTTGAGTCCGTTTAAGGGCTCTATCGCGTTTTGTTGATCCGGTAGTACATATACGTTCTTCGTAACAATCCCAAACACTCATAAGCTACACCTCCTCGTTGAAGTATCGCTTAATAATTTTTTTGCAAATATTGATTGCTTTAAAAATTTCACATTTAACCACACTGACGTCGCACTCGTTATTGCTTAAGAATTCTAAAATTGATAACAATCCTATAACTGCTCCGTCGTTTTTGGTAGCAGTCATTAAATCATGGAATCCAATAATCTCTCTCTGAAGACTATCGATATATTTATTTAATGACGGCTCTCCACTTTCTTTAATCGGAAGAATCTTGTAAAATTGACCTATTAAAGATACAAGATATTTCTTTACAGTGTTATCAGGCATATCAGCCCCTTTGGATGTCATCATAAATGTAGCTCGCTTAGATCACCGTGATTATACGAATAATCTTTCATCATATTAGAAAAATCACGTTTACACATCTTATACGCGGATGTAATTCTATTCAACAATTCTGCCGGAGAATACCCAGAGTAATCGGTTGTGTTGATCATATTCTCGTAGTTTTCTTGCTTGTACATATACGGTTTCATCCATTGTACCAACATTCCCTCTGATATAATATCAGCAATTTCATCCAATTCTTCATCAGGAATATCGGTCATGATAACTCGCTCTTCGTCATTATATGTAGTTAGGTCGTATTTACATATTTGATTAAACTGTGCACAAGCCCGTTTCATATATCCATCTACTATCATAGTGCGGTCTGCGTCCGTTAATTTAATAAATTTATACTCTTCAACCTTATTTAAAAAGTAACTTGTAAGAATATCATAGGAAACGCCCATTTATACGCCCCCTTTATCTTTCAATCAACTCAAGACCAAGACTCTCTTCTAATGCGTTAATCACACGAATTGAGTCAATAACACCTTCTGTAATAAGTTGTTTTGCTCGATACGCAACAGATTTCTTCTGTCCTTTTGATAAATTGCTGATAATTTCTTTAATCTCATCAGACGATTTAGTAAATAATTCATCGAATGTTTTAAAGCTCAATGCAAACTTATAGTATTGAGATACGCCTAAGTACTCAAGAACTTCCGGGTCGTCAATTAAAAACCAGTTGTTTTCAAAAAATGCCTTAGACGAATTCTTTGCGTTTTTAAGTTCCTGCAATTCCATATCTTGTTCGTTGCCGAATGACTCCCATACGAATCTTTCCTGCGTTTTTCTGCTTTTATATACCAAAGGCCCATGGAATCCGTTTTTCACCGTAATAATCATATTCGGGTCTAAAGAAACCTTTACACGGTATGTTTTTTGTTTAGGTTCTACAGTTTTTCCCTGGGTCACCGCTTCAGCATTAGAACTGTTTGTTTTTTGAGGTGTTTTCTTAATTGTTGTTTTTGGTTTAGTAGCCATAATTTCTCCTTTAATTCTAATAAATATAAGAGGGGATAACTATCGCTAACTATCCCCATAGTGTTACTCTTGCATGTATCGTCAGATTATGCGATTACTTCATATCTACCAATGCCTGCGTTACCGCCAGCAAGAACGATACCCATACCGTATTTTTCACCATACAGATATTCCTGAGTGAAATCTTTATTTGCGGTAGGATCGCCCATTAATACAGTAGACTGACCTTCGTATACACATTTGATCGGTTTATCATCACCAGCGATAATGGTGATTACGTTATCGTCGAATACGAAGTCGGTGCTACCCAGTTTGTGTCTCTGGGGAGTTGCAACCACAGGACTACCATAGAATTTACCGTAGTAACCAAGATTATACAGGTCGTTTTCGGAATCATGTCCCTGAATAGAGGGAGCAAGATTACGCAGTGCTTTCTTAGTACCAATAATAGTTGCTGTTTTGCCACCTGCAGCGGATTCTACGTGTGCAATTATATCCAGTAATTCGTCTTCGTCGTAGTTACCTGCAGCGGGGAAGTACACTGCACCACCAAAATCGGTTTCAGATGCAGAGTTCCATAATGCATATACATCATCCAGTAATTTTTTACGGAAAGATTCGGATACTTTTTTGATAAATTTGTTAAAGTCAACCTGTCCGGATAAAACTCTGTTTAATTCTTCGTAAATTTTCACAACCTTAAAGCTGGTCGGGATAGGAGCTTTGGTTACGCCGCCTAATCTCTGTCTTCTAACACCCTGAGTGCCATCAGCAGCATCAGAGATTACAAATAAGTTGCTGTCTTCTACTTCAAACTCATTTAAGTCACCAAGAGCTACGTTTCTGAAATCAACCAGTGCATTAAAGTATTCGTCGCCCTGGAAACCTTCAACGATAGTTCTGGATAAAATTTCTTCTACAATAGCAAACAAGCCGTTACATTTACCGTCTCTGATTGCTTTATAATCTAAAGTGGTTTTACCACCGTTAATGTCTACCAGAGCTTGTCTTAAAACATCTAAAGATTCATTAACAGAATATTTAGTGGGTGTTCCATGATATGCGTCAAGAGCAAGTCTTACAATTTCATTATAATCAGTCATGTCTATATCCTCCTTATGTAAATATTAGGCAATTTTAATAACGTAGTAAGTATATCTACCTGCTACTTCAATAGCCATAATTGTACCGTAACCGGTGCCGGATGCATTAATTTTACCGTTTGCGCCGATACCAACTTCGGTACCTACGCTTGCAGGAGCAGCGCCACCAACAAATCCTTCTTTGGTGATGGAATACATATTTCTGCTTCTTAAAACATATCCTCTACAGATAGAACCTGCGGGATTGATAAATTCATCAAGATTTTTCTTGGTTGCATCGTACATTACTTCTACGGAAGCAACAACTGCACAATCCTCCATTTTGCTTTCTGCGGTTGCGAGAACAGCTTTCATAACTTCTCTCTGACCGTCTTCATAACCCTGCAGTTCAACGACAGTGCCGTTTTCAACCGCGATGGTTTCACCTTCTGCGTCGTAAACTCTTAAAGAAACGAGGTCTGCTGCAACATTGGTGCCGGACATCGCGTCTGTTCTAATTACAGTATAAGCCATACTAATATATCCTCCTTATTTGTTTCTCGGCTGGTATTTAACAAAGATACCGCCGTATGGTTCGTTAGTTAAATTTTTATCTTCTACAACTACTCTTGTAGAGGTTGGTTTGTTAGCAGAGAAGTTAACAACAACTTGTCTGCCCTGGATTTCGTAGCATTTATTTTCAATCTCATTGAGTTCCATCGATGCGTAGTTTACTTTTAAGTCTTCAAACGCTTCGGTGCCATCTAAATTAGAAAACCGACTAAAAATATCTGCAACAGCATTTTGTCTTTCCTGAGCATTCTTATCTGCTTTGTACTGTCTCAATTCTTTTAATTCTGACTCCATATTCGTAATGGACTGAGACTGTTTATTGTATCTCTCTTCAGAAACGGATTTCATGCCCAAAATCAATTTTTCAAATGTGTATTGATAATTGGTGTCATTGCTTCCCTCATCGAAGTCTACAATAGAAAACTTCTTACGTTTTTTGGTCTCAAAGTCAACCAAAACATTGTCTCCGTCTACAGAATATTGGAACCCGTATAATTTCCAGTCTTCGCAGTCGTAGCAGTATACTTCTGTACTCTCAAAACTATAGTCTACATATAAATACTTGTAGGTTTCGCCCCAATACGGATCGCTATATTTAATAGCGTATAACGCTTCGCATAATCCACTTCTGAGTTGTTCGCCGGACAGCGCAAAATTTGCGTCCGTACCAGAAGAATCTCCAGTGGAATCGTCGTCTGCGTTCGCAGTGGGTTCTGTGTCGTCTGTAGTTTGAGCGCTCTGTGTTTCGTATTCAACTTGATTAGTGTTAGTGTTCTGTAGTTCATCAAGCTTTTCTTTTAATTCTTCGTATGTTAAATCTTCAATATCAAAGCTTAAATTTTCTACACTTAACCCATAAGTTGATAAAAGTTCCATCTTATCCAAAGATGCGGCTCCTCCTTTCAGTTTTTTTTGTAGATTTATATCATCCTCCGACGAGGAAGTGATAGCAGAAAAATGCTTCTTGTAGTCCGTCATCATTTCATTAAATTGTTTTTTGTATTGCTGTAAGCTAAACATTTCTAAGGACGCTGACTCAAAACAAGGCTCAATATCATCCCCTAATAAACAAAAAGCCGTAAAGATAAAATCGTAGATTTCATAATAATCATCCACAGACTTTCCATTCTTTACGGTTATTTCCATTGATTGTGATGTAATGCCGTCACGTTTAATTTTTGAATACGCAGCAGCTCTTTTCCATAATATCGCCTCTACGCATAGATAATCATGGTTGACTCCGTTATCAGATACTGTCTCCCAGTAATAATTACAATTTGATGGTATAACACCCACGGCATCCGTTAAGTTGATAATACGGTATCCGTTATTAGTTTGTACGATATCTATATCGTGTCCGCCAATCGTGTCATCGTGCACGTTGTAATTACAAACAATAGGGCAGTTATACATAGTTGGAATCGCTTTTTCTATTGCTTCTTTTGAAATCTTTGATCTGTTTCTGTTTGCGCCCGAATAGCATATTTTAATAATAGCTGCATCGAATGATTCATTAATTTCAACAATTTTTTCGACGGATGATGGATACTGTATCCACATACATTTATCCATATTGATCCACCTCATATCTTTCATGCGTTATGTTAATATTAATGCATACTAAAAAGTCATAACATTTGATGCTACATGAGGGATATCAAGATTTTCGAAAGCCATATCAGCTTTATTTTCAAAAATCCATACAGGTCTATCTTTGTTTTTATTATACTTTAATAGTTTATACCCGCGTGATATCAGCAAATCTTTGCTTTTAGCATCCATAACATAAATGAACATAGTATTTTCTCCTTTATTTCTGTATTGTCCTACTCATCTTCTCTTGTTTGAACACCAGACTCTGTTAGGTCATCGTCGTCTTTTATAGGACGACCAGGTTCACTATTAGCAGACTGTGTGGAAGAACTTTGCAATGGTATAAATCTTCCTTTAATGCCTAACACATCATCTTCTAGGAAGTTCATATAATCCATTTCATCTTGAGACAATCCTTGTGACGCACAGTAGTAAGAAACCATCGGCATACCGTACTGGCAAGCTTTAATATACGCATCACCAAGCTCTTTGCGATTAAATGCACTGCAGTTTAAGAATGTTACTTTAAAGTTTTTACCGTATGACTGAGCGTGTATGAATCGATTTAATGCACCTTCAATACTTTTTACAATACCATATGTAAGGGCTTGGTCTGCCTTAATCGAGGTAGATAAGGCATTAGCAGATGCCTTTTCATTATTAAATAACAAGCTGGATACACCAGCAGCGGTAAATAAGTTCTGCTCTGCTTTAGATATTGTGTCTGTGTCTCCGGCTGTATTTCTCTCAAAACTAATCTTCTCAATAGGCATCGGAGTTAAAACAGAGCCTATTTCTTCCGGTAAGACGTTATCAAGATTTCTCCAAAAATCCTTCGCTTTGTCGAAATCCATCTCCCACTCGCCATCTTCATTGATACCGAGCTTCATAACTAACATAGCGTAATTTTCCAGTGTTGTTTTGCTTAATTTTAGCTGTCTGTAATCCTCTAAGTCATAAATTTCTCTTAGAATCCCAACGAATGGTGGTAGGGCATAGTTTAAAATATCAGTATTGCATTTTACGGCAAATGACGTCGGAGCGTCTAATTCCTGCCATTGTTTTCCCATTCTGTCCTCTTGATATAGTTTGTATTTCTGTTGAAACTCAGTAGGATACATTTCCAAATACTGGCTATTAGTATCGAAGTAAGAGAAATTAAATGACACGTTTAATACATTATCCTCAATAACAGCAACACTGCAGTAGTCAGATGGTAGTTGTTGGATAATCACGCTATTAGGAGTAACCCACATAGTTCCATAAAAAACATCTTCTCTTAAGCATACGGTTACGACTTTAGAAAACTGGTTTTTGATATCCATCGATGACAATAAGTTAATGACCTTATTGTAGTTTTTTCTTGTAGTTTTTGCCTTAGCTGTTGCTGTATCTATTTTGTACGGGGATACAACATAGGAAAGATCTGACAAACTTGTAAAATACTGAATAAGTCTTCTAAAATGAGAGCTGGCTCCATATATATATGTAATAGCCTTTCTGATATTTTGCTCGTTTGTCGCCGGGTTCTTAAGGAATGATGTGATATCATCTTTGGTATACAAAGAGAAAGAAGTTGAAGACATTGAGCTGTTCAAGTCACGTAAGATCAACTTGTTGATTCCTGCAAAATTTCTCGGTAAACGCATCATAGAATCCAAATTCATAGATTTGCTGTATACTGAGTTATCATTTGTACCTGATATATCAGTTACAACAACTTCTTTTTCATTTTTGCTCATCTTTCTGTATCACCACCTTTATTTAACTTTCGGAGCTCTAAACATAAACAATTCATTTGTACTTTGTTGAGAGCTGGTCTTTTTCTTAATATTTTTTTCAAGTTGACATGCAACATAGTAATTGTAACTCAAACTTGAATATCTATCTTTTCTTGCACCGCTTTTTTCGATTATTTTTACAAGACCGCCTGATTCTTCGTGTTTAAGATTGATTAGCTCGCTAATAAGCAGAGTTGTATTAATATACGGCATAGTTAGTAAAACTTTATCAGAAGCAGATAAATTACTGAATCCTTTTATCCCATTCATAGCTTCTTCGCCATCATACTCAGTTGCCAATAGACGGATTTTATTTGTTTTAAATCCTTCTCTAAGTAAAATGGCACAGTCTGAATTGAATTTAGCGGCACCGTTGATAGCCCAAATTACTTTTGCTGCACTCTTATCTGCGCATCTTGCGGCCATATCTGCGTTATTACAACACGAAAGAGGAGGGTAACACTCTCCGGTTTCAGGGTCTGTAAGAACCCTTGCGAGTGCATCGTACACACCAAGACCAACGCCCTTAACATCAAGCACTATGTAATCACATTGGTATTCTTCGTATAATTTGCGAATACGCAATGCTTGGTCTTCCGTATGTGCGCCCTCTGATGTCTCTGTATAAACAATATTATTAGAATAACGCAATGCTTTTGTTGGAATTAACTGGTTGATAAAAATCGCAGATGCGTCATTTTTATGCTTCTTGCTAGACATCAACGCAATATCAGCTGATAGTATTCTTTTTTCTCCGTTTTGTTTTGGCTGTATTTTTATTTTTGTATTAGCTTGTAATTTGATAGCTAATTCTTGTGGTAACATCGGGTATTGAATCTTTCTGTTTTTAGATATCGATTCAAAATTAAAAAATGCACCTTCTGAGTCTCCCCAGAACTCTGCACACATCTCCATAGTCCACTTGATTTCACTGAAGTCAGATTCTGTCATCTGCTCAATAACCGTTTCCTCCATCAACAATCCGTCTTTTAACGCTAATTGATAGGGGAATCCACATACAAAGTCTGTTCTTTTGTCATCGAGCATAAATTTACATGCATCTCTAGCTTTTGTGAAAGCCCAGTGGTCTTTATAATACGCAGAGGATAAATACATTGTTTTATTTGGCTCTTTGAGCTCTTTATTTTTCTTATATTCAGGCTTATCAAGATATTTCGGATGTCTTGGAGCAGCAAGGAATTTTCTCAAAATTGTATCAATAATATCCTTTTTAACCATTCTGAATTCATCGATAATCAATACATGAGCTCTGTTACCTCTACTGCTATCTCCGGCTGTTACAACCTTGATAAATGACCCGTTCTTGAACATAATCTGTGCATTATTTCCGTTGATATGCGTTTCCTTATCATCAATTTCGTATGCAAGTTCGGGTGAATTTGGCTTAAGTTCTGTCATAATTTTCTCTAAAACATTTAAGCTCTGACCTCTTGTCCCTGAGGCAATACAAACTTTTGATCCTGGATACAACACACATCTAATACAACAAAAAATTGCACATAGATATGTTTTACCGATACCACGGCATGCAATGAACACAAATAAATTGCTAATGTTCATCATAAATAGTAGTATTTTTTGAAATAAGTGTAGTTCTAAATGAAGGAAATCTTTTGCAAAACGATGAGGATTCTTACGGTAATAACCCGCCCAGGCTGCAACTCCGTCTAATATTCGTTGCTGTCTGGCAGCTTTTGCACTTGTATTATCCATAGGCATCACTGACTTTCTTCACCGAATATATCATTAAATAAGGCCTCATCATCCTCGTCTTCAAGGTCAGGTCTGTCAACTCGCAGTTTTTCTAACTCCTGCTCATACAGCTTACAGTATGTGTTTTTAATACCTAACATCTTGCATAAGTGACCTAAGAACCACACAGAGATATATTTGATAATATTATCAACATCTTTAAACTCCGGATCAGGTTCCGGAATAGGTTTAGAGTTTTCAAAATATCGTATACCGAGACCAAATGGTGTTTTATCAAACGCAGTATCAACTGCGTCATCCTGCTTTTTCTGGCTCGGTTTTAGATTTGCACTTCCAAGTAGACTGTTAAGTGCATTAACATTTTTCTCAATAGGTTTACCAGCAGCACTGTCCCTGTTAATCGTTGCCTCTAAAATACAAATTTGTTTATAGATAGCCTCCTCGCTTTCTTCGAGAGGAAGTTGTAGATTTTTAGTCCAATGTTTGTACTTTCTATCTAATTCCAAATAAAAAAGAGGCTCGAATCCAGCGCCCCAAAATTCTATAATGTCGTTTGGTACGGTAATGTTATCTCCATCACACTGTGTTTCTACGCTGTTATTTGTGTATAACACAACAGAATTCATTTCATCTAAAGTATCATCAAATGTTTTTCCGATATACTTATATAGGTTACTCTTGCTTATATAAGCACGAATCCTTGCGTTTGTAGGACTGCTTTTGCAGGCAATATCATATATTTCTTTATTCCAGTAAATATCAAACTTCAGGCATATTCTTTTGATGGCTTCTTCTTCGCTATTTAATGCGTCTTCATAATGTTCAAACAATTCTTCTATACAGTTATAACAATGGGTTAGATACCCACCATTACCCTTATACAAGGGACTTTGTGATGCTGGGAAGTTATTCTTTTGCTTCTTATATTTCTTCTTGCATCTGCTGCAATAAAACTCTTCCGGAGAATCATCTTGCATAGATGGTTTTTTAGGCTTCGTACTTGCAGGCTGAACCTTGCTTATTCTTGGCATTTAACCACCTTACTCTCTGATCAAGCCTTCTTTAACAGCTCGTTTTAGTAACTTTCCTGCCGTAAATTTCGGAGCTTTATATGCCGGAACAGTTATTTTTTCCTGTGTATGCATATCTACTACTTCGCGCTCTACGTGCTCTTTTACAGAAAAGGTTCCAAATCCGTGCAACTGAACGGATTCTCCTTCGACCAACGCCTCCGTTAAAACTTTCTTAACATCTTCTAAAATAATTGCTGCTGCGCTTTTGGTATATCCTAATTGTGTAAATCTTTCGATTAAATCATTTCTTTTTAACATTCTTATGTATCCTTTCATTCCTTAAGTAGTTTATTACAAGTCATTTAATGACTTTTTATTTGATATTTGTATATCTCCGTCTTTAAAATAGTTAGCAAACTGTTCTTCTGCCTCGCAGTCGTTATATATAGATACCATATCCAGATTAGACCACTGTGCTAATTCCTTAATTACAGTCTCTGGTAGTCCGGCTCTAATCAGTCCGGTAGTCCAGCTATGTCTTAATGAATGCATATAAAAATCTACATTCAATATTCTTCCAAATGTATTAGCCCAGCTTGTCAATGTTGCTGTTTTAATATGTTCTTTTGGATTGTTTTTGTCTGGGAAAAGCCATTCGCTTTCTATTCCGTTATTTTCTCTATATTCCATCCATAAATCAAAATATGGTTTGAATTTCTTGGCTAATGTGTAGCAGTAAATCTGTTTACCGTTAACACCTCGTCCTTTTGTTTTAATTTTCTCACTTGTTTTATATAACGCTCCGTCACAGATTAAATTATCATCCTTAAAATAATCTGTCTTAAATAAAATGAGCTCCGCTTTTCTTCTTCCGGAGCATACAGCGAGTGCAACAAGACACGCTTTATCATATTTTTTCTTCTGAACAAGATATTCTAATAATTGGTCTATCTGATTATCTTCCAGCACTGTTTTTTCTCTAACAGGCTGATTTACGGGATTTTCTATTTTATGTATTATATTTTTAAAATTTGGGAACTCATCGTCCATAACAGATTCGATGTAATTTGATAAGCTGGATAATGTAGCCTTAATTCTTCTAACACGAGCAGGGCTGTTTTTATTATCGTTAATCAGCCAGTTTTGAAAAGCTACTATATCTCTTTTACTCCAATTAATAAAGAATTTATTACTATTATTCTTTAATCCCCAAACCATAGCTATATCTAAATCGTTTTTATATACAGAGATTGTGGTTTCGCTTCTTTGTATTGACTTTAAATAACTAATATAGTCTTCGATCAGCCTTTTGTTTTCAGGGTTTACCTGTGATAATAGGGTGGGGTTTGTAATATTGTTTTTCTGTGTTTTTCTTGGCAACAGTCTCATCCTCTCGTTATTAATTACTCAAGACCGATGTCATAGTTACATACAATACCCGTATCGTTTACAATGGATACTAGTTGCTCTGGTCGTCCAAATATACGCTTTGCAATGCAGTGACTATCAACTCCCTGCATAGAGCCAGCCATAATCATTTTGATGCCCTGATAAATGTCTGTGCAATTATGATGCATATGTCCATACAAAACTGCGTAAATCGGTTTGCGAATCATCGCCTGTAAATCTAAAATTTTACCTTTGCCGATATCGTAATCTCCGTGACTTCCAACATAATTAAGACCTCTAACATTCACAACATACATACTTGTATCAATCTTATCAGAAGTATCAAATAATATATTATCAATATGATTAAGTCTTGCCTTACAATACCACTCTACGAGATCATCAAGTCTTTCATCTTTTAAGGCGTTATCTTTTTTGTCGATTCTTGAATGATTCCCGGATACAGAAACGAATCTGACTGTTTTAAAATACTTTGAAAGCTCCGCAAGGAATCCTGATATTAGTTCTGAAACACCCATTATCTGCTCGATAACATTTTCTTTATTGGTTATTGTAATTTCATTATGTATATTTCCAGATATCTCATCTCCGTTACACCAAACGACTGCATTTTCTGTCTGGTGGCGACTCTGTATGTCGATAATAGCATTTAGATATTTCACAAATCTTTCTCTACAAACATCAGAATTATAAACATTCCAAGCGTTTTTAATATTTGCTCCATAATGAATATCTGTAAGTGATATCAACATATCGCAATCTGAAATGACAAATTGCTCTTCTCTCGTGAAATTGAGCGCAGGAAGATTACCGCTGTTAACAACATCATCAATAATTTCATTGATTTCCTCTTGTCGAGCACGAGTCCTTAGTAGTTTGTTGTATGCATTACGTTCATCAAAAAATTTATATCTTTCTTTTTGTAACTCCTGCTGTCTCTTTGCAATCTGCTGGTGGTATTCATCTGATATCATTTTAGAGAATACTTCATCATAGAATGCCTTTGCTTGCTGATATTTTTTTCTATATGCAGATTCTCCCAACCACTCTGTTTCGTCTGGGTATAAAGAGTTATTCATAATTATAGCTAATTCTTCCCATGTTACATCAAGCAATCCACTATCCTTAGCGGAACAAATACGCCAGATATACTGTAATTCAGACTCATTGCTTGCTTTTTTTATATCTACCATATATCCTACTCCTTACCACTATTGTAGTTGCTTAAGAATTTGACTGCCTTCGGATTTTCATTCATATAGTACTTATGTGTAGTTCTATGAATGTGCACATACGGGAAATATTTGCGTACCATTTTAGCTTCGTCTTTTGTAATTCTGATCATAAAAAATTCCTTTCGTTCCTAAATATTGATGCTTTTTGCATGCACAAATAAGAAATTTTCATGCATTAAAAAAAGCCCGAAATCTCGGGCTTTTTGAGGTAGTCATAAATCAAAAATTTTCTATATTGTTATAATATGCTTATTGTAATATCTCTCGATTGTTTTATTTCTGTTCATATCCACGGCACAATCTTTGCAGTATTTTTGAGTTCTTCCTGTTCTTTTTATAACCAGTCCGCAGCAACTGCACTCCATATAGTCGCCGCCTATATATCTCATGTATTGGTTTCCTAAGTTTCTAAAATCTGTTATGAATATAGCTTCTTCTCCGTCATAGTCAACATTTTCAATACGGATATTCATATTATCTATGATATGACTAAACTTTATATATCCGTTTGTATATAAATCGTTTAATATTAAAGATTGATTATTTGTTGATATCATAGTGTTTGATAGTTTGAAAATTTCTTTATCTGTTTTATTTACCCAGTTGTTATTTTTCTTGTTTATCGCATTACTGTATTTTGCGAGACACAGTAGTGTAAACATTACTCTTCGTGCCCGGATACTCTTTATATTCTGGATATAATGTATTTCATTATGAGTAATTGAAACTCCGTCGATTTGTATTAATTCATATTTTCCGGCATTTGCTACTATTTTATCGATTAACGGTTGAAATCTTACGATATTAATCATAGGGTCGCTTTTTATTAAAAAGTCTTTCAACAGTTCTTCTATTTTAGATTTGTTGTATCCATGATGATGGTAATACCTTGCGACTCTGCTTAATAATTCCGATGGTTTATTGGGAAGATATGGATCTCTTAAAATATCTTCTATATAATTCTTCTCATTTAATATAACATTCATTGCTGTATAACCTCCTTACAAAACATTGAAAATTTTAATCCCTTAAATTCTATATCGCCATTTTCATCTTTGATAGGGAAGGCTATGCATTTATTTTTATTGATTAAATTTTGTACAATTTCTTCTCCACAGATATCCCAGCAAAATTGTTTTGAGTTATTGTTGTTATAACATATATCTAAAACGATATCGCACAACTGCTCTCCGTTTGAGCATACAAATTCACAATCTCTTATAAAATTTTCGCGCAACATCATTCGTTTGTGCTTTCTTACCTCGTCATCTATTCTTTCTTTGCGAGATATACATGAAAATTCACGCAACCTTTTTGTATACCCCTCGTAAAGCTTCTGTATCGTCCTGTATTGAGTTAAAGAGTAACCGACGTCACTTTTCATTATGGAATAATCAAAGTCATTTCTAGAGGCGTTTTTGAGCAAAATTTGGTCGAATTCATCCTCGAATCTTTTACATATCTTATTCATAATGCAATCGTTAGTGCCTACCGGCATACGTATATGGTAATACTTTATAAATTCAGCTTCTCTTTCGGTTAAATCAGTCACATCTTTTGCTAAAAGCTCTTCTATCGGTATCCTAAACTCTCTGTAGCATTTTTTATTTGTATTTTTTATATATGTATCATATATAGCGGATAGCTTTGGATATATGTATTTCATAAAGTATGGTTTCTTATCAGCTATAATTCTTATATTTAATTCATATGATTCATTTTCCGATGGTGTCGTTTCTTGATTTGGTTTATTTGAGAATTTGTTATACCAGTATTTAGGCATCGGTTTTGCTATAATTCCTTTGGCTTTATCTCCTTATTACCCTCGGTTTCCCGATATTTATTAGGGGAGTAGACTATATCTTCATCCTGCGTATCGCAGGAGCACGGCGCTTCCCATCGCGGATTTTCACCGTAATGGTACAGACTTCATAGTCTCAATGAGACTGTATGTCTTAGTCGTTTCACCTTCCAAACCGTCACCGGTTTAGCTTGGCACAGAGTTTACATATATGTTGTTTATTATGCGTTAGCCCATCTTCTATATGTAGCGATATTGTACACAGTGTGACGTGGAATATTCAATTCCTGGCTAATTTCTTTATATGATTTGTTTTCTTGTTCGTGTAACCGTCGTATTTCATAAACCGTTTCGATTGTTAATTTAGAGCCGTTCGGTCGTGTTCGCTGTAATTCCGAAAAATTACGCTTAGATTCATCACTCCATTTATAACCCGACGCGCACTCCGCCATCTTTTTACCATGTTTCATTCTATCTTCGACAGTCCATGATTTATATCTATTTCTATGAGACTCTGACATTTTAGCTCTAGTTTCATCAGAAGTTTTTCTACCAGTCATACTCACTCTATTCTTTTCTCCGATCTTGCGCTTAGTTTCTTCACTTAAATGACTTCCTAAAAGAAACCCGCCATCTCCGCCGTCAAGTATATTGTATGACTTGTCTTGATCTCTATATTGTTTAATATATTTTCTTTCCAGATTATCTAGGCACGAAACATCACTAGCGGATTCTATGACCCGGAATTCAAAAGCGTCTTTACCATATTTCTTCCACGCGTGTTGTAAATGCGGATTGTCGTGATATCCTCTATTAAGTTGCGAACGATGGCAGTCCCATCTGTCACCGAAGTTCATACCGGTTTTACCGATATATGATTTACCATTTACAAGGTTGGTTATTCTATAAATACCAAACTCTTTATATATATTCATAACAAGCACTCCTTTCGGAGATATATTTTTTCGTTAATATTTTAATTTTAAACAACATACTTAGTATTTCTCTGTTAGCACCCATACGGGCACACCCTGTATTTACAGGTTCACCGTGTTTAGCATACACATTACTGTGTAAGGCGACTAATGTTTAATCGCATTTTGCTGATATAGCTGACCACACATGATACGGTAGCTTAATTCTTTATACTCTATAGATTCTGGTTCAAACTTCGACCTAACCTCAAACATCGATGTAATCCGGTTTGTTGTCTTGCCAATTTCATCCCCAAAACTATCTATATTCGATTGTATTAGGTTGTTCTCCGTAGGAATCACCTTAACTGCGTTTCGCTGCACACACATAATTGTAGGTAGTTGTTTATGATTTTCAACCAATACTTTATTGTCTGTTAGTAAAACCAAATCTCCATCTTTATCCATTCCATTCATAGCATGGGCTGTGCTATCCCAGGAGTTGAGTATTGTACAGGTAGTCATGTATCTATACCAGTACTGCATTTCTTCGGTGTTTGATACATTCATAACCCTAATATTATTATGGCAAGTCATCGGTGCCCTAAAACATGCAACTCTATCTGTATTCAAGTCTGACCAGTATTTATTGTATAACTCTCCGGCAGATAGTAGTCCTGTTACTTCAAGACCGAACACGCTTTGGCATAATGAGTACGGGTCTCCAGAAACAATCGAGTAGTTTCCGTGGATGTTTAATACACCGATTTTTGCATCATTGATAATCTTTCGTATCATTTGATATATTCTTTTCTTAACGAACGGATCGTCAAATATTCTTTTATCAGCCATCATCGCTTTGGTGAAATCTGAATCGCCATGCATAGCATTTTCTTCTGTTAGATTTTTACCTCTTAAAAATATAATAGATTTTCGGTAATCCCCAACCAAAATGTCATTAATATAGTCTACAGTAGGCTGTATCAACTCGTTTATCTGTTCGTCGTTTAAGTCATAGCTTTGAATAAACTGATAGTTTAATTGCCGTTCAGACTCAAGATACTTTGGACAAGTCTTAGAGATACCGAAAGTATATTTATTCTCTTTACAGCACGCCATATAGTGTTCAATGCTATCATATGAGCTCCACAGCTTCAACATTGAGGCTGTAAGTATTAATTCGACATTTGAAATATCTATCTTATTTCCCCATACGTCTGTCACAATTCTTGTTCCAGCTACATTGTCAGCGAAGTCTATAAAATCAAATGTGTAAGCCATACCTTTTTCCCAGGAGCATCGCGTGTTGGCACCACTCATAATATAATCAAGACCAAGCTCGTTTGACCATCGCTCAGCGAGGGAGGGGAGCATTAACCCATATCCGTCTGATTCTGTGAGTTTTATTTTAGCGTTTTTAATATACGTAAGTATCGGCTCATCAGAATCTTCATCTGTTAAATTGATAATATCTTCTTCAAATTCTGTCTCGCAGTCGTTCACGACTAAAATTCCATTTGGTATTGATACCGGAATCGACCCGCTGCATGTGAGAGCGCGGTATGCCTCTAATTTAGCAGGTATTAATTTTGTCTCCGGGTTTCTACCGTTGTCAATTCGTTTCTTTAACTCCGGAGCTAGCCTACTACTAACAAATACAATGGTAGAATTTTTGACTCCTCCGTTTGTTCCAAGCAACCTAGTGTATGATACGTCGTTTATCTTAAATCCCTTGCAAGCACGCTTGTAATCAGACTTGTTATCTATTATTAAACATAAATAGTCCTTTTTGAACTGGATTTCATCAAGTTTTTCGTATAAACTGCGTATTTCTCGCCTATTTGCTAGTGAATTTTCCTGTTTTTTGATGTGTTTTATACGGCTTCTTATTTCTCTTCCTTTAGTATCGCTATCTTCTACGCCATTTAACTCATCAATCCATCTTATCATCTGGCTATCATTTAATGATACCACCTCTTCATTCTTCCTCGCCTGTATTAAAGGAAGTGTCAGATTCCATTTTGCTTTTCGTAATCTCGAACTGTGTATTTTATATATGTATCGTTGTAATGTGAGTTGTTTAGAAATAACGCATTCTCCTTTCTGTAATATGCTATTGTGTTAATTAACGGATATGCATTCATCGTCATCATAATAACCCAGACTGATAAATCTATCATCTTGCCTTGATTTTATTGCAATCATTTTACTATACATAGCCATATATGCGTATTTCCTAAATTTCACGCCTTTTTTTGGATCGAACTTTATGGCAGCCCTGCATAAACAAACAGCGGCTTCTCCGTACCAATCTATCACATCGTTTTCTGTCAAACCGTTAACATTCATAAAGTAATATATCAAATCGTGATGATCTTCAACTAATTTTCGTTGGTCGTCTGTTAATCTTTCTGTCATTTGTGTGTATCTCCTTATGTATTATATAATAACAGGACGCTATGCAGCGGCCTTCCATAAATTCTCTACTTCGTTTATCCAGTTAATCAATAAATTTCTCATTCGTTTACTGGGAATATATATCCATATTTCTTTCCCGTCTCTAATAGCAGATCTCCAGATCCATTGAATTAAAACCGACAGAGCATATCTATCTTCTAAGACGATAACTTTATTTTTAGTTAAATATATTTTTTCGTTTGGATGGATAAAAATATTTACGCAATATGCTAACACATCTCTATCTTTATAATCGTTAGTTGCTTTGATGTTGAACGCTATATTGTTATAATAATACCCCTTGCCTCGTATAAATGATTCTCCAGTTTTATACGTAGCCCATAGTCTCCTTGATCCTGATTTATCTCCGTTATAATTTATAAAATAATTTTTTACATTTTTTCTTAATTCATCTATTTTTTTGCTCTTTCCAGAAGATGCCTTCTTAAACCACGTAGATGATAGCGAATGATTACTATCTCCAACGGCATTCATTTTTCTATTGTCAAATATATGTATTTTATTTGATAGCGTTTTCGTGTACTCTGGAATATAATCAATAGTATCACTAAAGCTATACACGCCATCATTATACGAAACGCCGATTATACTAAAATCCATTTTGTTTAAATCGAAATAATATTTCATTGATTGAGCTTCAAACATATATGTTAACACATACACATCGCTGAACGCATCAAATATCTCTTTTGATAAAACCCAGTAGTAGTAGTTACAGAATTTATCTCTCTGAACACTCTCGTCTGTCTCTATATTAATAATTCTATTTCCTTTTGAGAGATTGACTATATCACCGACTAGGTTGCCATCGTACTCTCCAGGAGGATTGATCTCGATGTAACCGTCTGCGTTCTCTGTAGCCCAACCTGCATCTTTTAATAACTGTATATCAGACTTCTTTAAATCAGAAGATCTTAAAACATCTACCGCTTCGTCAATAATGAGAGTGTATTTACCAGCCTTAATTATATCAAGCATCTCATCAGAATACCGTAAAAACATATTATGAGTGCTGGTAATATTCTCTCCGTTTTTTAATAACTCCATCGTGTGGTTATACTTCTTAAACTCGTACTCCGGCAGTTTATTGCTCGGCTCTTTAAATCTTAGCTCTGGACAAGCACGCTTTATCCTATCTGATTCCTCCAAATACGGTGTGATGTAAATATACCGTTTATTTGGGTTGCTATTCATGTAGGTGATGGCTGCACTTGATTACCAGAACCCATAATGGCATCACATACTTTTATGGCCATTTTATACCCCCTTTTTTGTGTTGAAAAAATATTTTTAGAACCAAACCGGTTCTAAAATTGAAAAAATACACCCCTAGAACCCTTGAAAACACTGGATTCTTAAAAGTGCTCCCCTAAAGGAAAAATACACTTTTCGTTATTCTTTCAGATTACATATTTAGCTACATGCAGTAGTGACAAGTGATAGTTTTATTTATTCGTAGAGGATAGTGTTATTGGATATCTTATTCAGTTGTCAAGGTGCTATGTTTTTATCTAACCAACGGTGACTGTTTTTTCATGCAGTACACTGTTGATTAAATAGTGTTTGTCGCTGCCAAGATTCAAATTAAGGTAAGCATCCTCAATCTCTTCTCCGGTTAATCCGATGTAGTCAAGGGTTACCACTGAACTCGCGTGTCCAAACATTTTCTGTAATATTAATAATTTTCTAGGATCGTTGTTGGACATCATCATCTGGTGGTACCCGAATGTCTTACGAAGAGAGTGAGTCGCCATTTTAATATTTAAGTTTAAATCTTTAGCCAGCGTTCTCAGAATTAGGTCTACTG